AAGCAATGAAAGAACAAGCTAAGGCAGTTGACGTAATCGATGCTATACTGAGAACTTTTCAATGGATTGCGGACACAGGTAGCGAAATTGTTGCTACCGGGTCATTGGCGCCTATTCTTTATGATGATGCCACGATGAAAGCTTTCAATGATGAGTATGATTGGTTGAATGCAAATGGCGATTTTGCCATTGCAGGAAATTTTGATGATCGCATTCCAGGAGCCTGTAAAGACATTCACGAGTTCGAGAAACGCCTAGATGGGTGTATAATTCGTTGTTGTGAATTGAAAGCCGTCAAGACTGACGGGCCCACAGCTGCTTGGATGCAAACTCGTTATTCGACACTGATGTCCTTGAAACAGAAAGTAGTTGCTAAACATCGTAACACTAGCATTCGAGAGTCCCCAATAGGGTTTGGTTTGACTGGGCCTACTGGAGTGGGAAAGTCGACTCTAGCTCAGTTGACAATGAAAACTGCGTTGAATGCAATGGGATACAGCTTTGATCCCAAGTTGATTTTGACTAAAGACATGTTTGATAAGTATGATTCTACGTATTCATCAGACATCTTGGGGTTATTTATGGATGACATTGGTAATGGAAAACCAGATTTTGTTGAGAGGTCCCCCACTGATGTTATAATCAAGTTTTTCAATAATGTGGCTGCTCAAGCTGTAAAGGCAGAGTTGAATGCAAAGGGCGTTGTTTTCATCAATTTCAAATGTGGTGTTATGACTTCCAATTTGGACGATTATGGTGCCCGTTACTATAGCAATTGTCCTGAATCCATCCTTCGCAGATTCTATCACGTTCGAGTGAAAGTTAAGCAGAAATACTGCCTACCTGGTGGTGTTTCACTTGACACAAGTCATCCAGATCTTGAGGATGCGCCACTGACACTTGATGTATGGGATTTGGATTTGATGGAATGTGTGACTTCTAAGCATCAAACCGGTTACACTTATCATTTTGTGCCTGTTAAGGTGCCAAATGATCGAGGTGTTTTGGTCGACGCTGTAAACATGTCATTGTTGCAGTATCTGAAAGCAGTTGTGTATTTGTCAAAGAAACACAAACGCAACCAGGTAAATGTCATGAAACGCGTGAGCGATTTCGAAAGCTTGAGTATGTGTCCGAAGTGTTGTTTGCCACGGTCCCTTTGCCAGTGCATTTGCTCCGTGTGTGCGAATGAAGGTAAGGCTTGCAAATGTGATGAGTTCATTCCAAATTCTAACGAGCTAACGCGCGCTGTCAACACCATAGTTGTTGATTCTGTGAAATCTTACATTAAGTCATGGGTTGTGCCTATGAATTGGATGTGGAGATTGCTTGGTTATCGTCCTATTCAGGATATGATTACGCGCGAGCTTGCAAATGAAGTTCGAATGAATCTAGATATTCATGCCACACCTTGGATTTTTTCCATGGTCCCTAATAGCGTGATACGTCTTCCAGCAATGCAAAGATATATACGAATTTGGGGTCGCCGTGCTGCTTATTACGACTTAAAATCGCATTTCAAGTGGCTATGGAGGATCACCGCTGCTTCTTTGGCAGTGAGCGGTCTTGCTGTTTATCGTGGTAAAGCCCCATTGCATTCTGTTGCAATGCCGTGTGTGTCACTAGGGATGATTAATTTGTCTCTTTATGCACACTATTGGACGCGAACGCAAGAGGAAACACGTGAGTTTTTAGCCAGGCGAGATGCTATCACAGCTTCAATTGAACCTAAAGCATCTATGTCCGAAATGGCTACTCTTGGCATTGCCATCATTGGCTTAGGCTTAAAAATGTTTCACGATTGGTATGTGCAAAATCCTCACGTGCCACATGCAGGAGAACCAAAGGACGATCATCCAGGGTGGATGGGGTACTACATTCAGAAACTCGGTTTTAACGTACATCCTCAACCGCACACATCCACATCTACGAGCAAACAATTGATAGAGTCTTTAACTCGTCGTAATTTGTTCTGGGCTAATTTTATAAGGGCTGATGGATCTGCCACCAGATGTAACATTTTCTTCCCTCGGAAGAGTGTTGCTTTGTTTCCACAACATGTGTGGTATCCAGAGGCTAAAATGAAAGTAGCTAATGAAAGTGGAGAAATGGTTGAAGGAGAACCTACTCCTACGCTTACTGTTGAAGTGCGCAGGCATGGATCTCCTGGAGGCGTCTTTACATTTGTAGTCGACGAAGCTTCATGTGTTCGACCTCCGGATATGGATTTAACATGTGCATTTGTGCCAAATTGTCCAGATTTAAGGGATGTAACTAAGTGGTTTCCAACCAACTCTCCTTCTGGGCGCGTTCTTTCAGACATTATTGTGTGTGACAACGTACTTCATCCAGGTGAACCAAATACTTTCACTGCAGAACGTGTGGAGGTCAAGATGGGTCCTGTCAAACATAGTGGAATGGAATTTCAAGGAGGTTCATACAAAACGTCTCTTGCCCGAGTAGGATCTTGCATGGGATGTTTGGTGAGCATCACAAAACGCCCAGTATTGATAGGTTTTCACATGGGAGGAAATCTTACTGGAACTGGAGTGATGCAAACCTTGTCTTTACCAGATTATGAGCGGTTAATTGCGTTGCTTGACAATTTGCCAAACGTAGTGATTTCTGCTAACGCTGCAGAATTACCACGATTGCAATACAACAAAACCGTTTTGATCAACGACAGGATACATCCAAATTGCATGGCTGCAAAAATGGGTGTGAACGATTGCGTAGAGCTGTACGGATCGACACAAGCCCGAATGAAACAACGCTCCACAGTGATGACGAGTATTTTGTCACCCTACATAGAAGAAGTGTGCAATGTTCCCAACCAGTGGGGACCACCGAAATTGGACCCAAACTGGAAAGCGTACAATGCCACGTTGGAACACATTGCAAATCCTCCTTTGATGTTTAAGCCAAGTCTTTTGGCTAGAGCATGTAAAGATTGGTTGGACCCGATCCTTTTAGAGGCTGAACAGTGCAATTTGAGTTTGAGTCCATTGTCTTTGCGGGAATCCATCATGGGTGTTCCACGCAAAAGATTTTTGGATCCATTGCCCATGAGCACAGGAATGGGCTTTCCTGTTTTTGGACCAAAGAATAGGTGGTTTACTGACATCATCGAAGACGGAGTATTGGTTGATAGATTACCTGCTCCTGAAGTTGTTGATGAATATGAACGTATGCTTGATTGTTGGCGACAAGGTGAGAGAGCATATCCTGTTTGCTCCGCAACATTGAAGGATGAACCCACGAAACTTGACAGTGAGAAAGTTAGGGTTTTCCAGGCTGCTCCCGTTGCAATGAGCTTGCACATACGAAGATACTTTCTTCCGATAATGAGATTTTTGTGTGGCAATCCAGTTCTTTCTGAATGTGCTGTGGGATTGAATTCTTTTAGCACGGATTGGGAAGCGCTGATTGATCATGCATTCTCTTATGATTCAGAAGAAGGCGTTCTTGCGTGGGATTACAGCAAATATGATGTTCGAATGAGTTCCCAAGTGGTGATTGCGGTATTAGGCATGTACATAGAAATTGCCAGGACTGCGAAATATTATGAGGGAGACTTGAACGTCATGAAAATGATGGTCAACGACATCGCACATCCTCTTTTGGATTACAATGGTGTTTTGTTGATGGCGTTCAACATGAACACGTCCGGAAACAACATAACTGTGAATATTAACAGTACCGCTGGTTCACTTTATGTCCGTATGGGTTTGTTTGACGCAGTCCCTGAGGTGGAGGACTTCAGGGAGACAATGGCTTGCATGACTTATGGTGATGATTTCATAGGCAGTTTGAAAAAGGAGTATCATGATCGTTTCAATTTTGAAGTGTATCGTGATTTCTTGGCCCGCCATAGTATGAAAATCACATTGCCTGACAAAGGGACTTCTTCTTGCGCTTTCATGAATGTGGAAGACGTAGATTTCTTGAAGAGAAAGAGTAATTATATACCACAGATTAGTCGTAATATTGGTAAACTTGATGAAAATTCGATCTTTAAGAGTCTGCATTGTAACTTGAAGTCCAAGTCCGCATCACCTGTTGAGGTTGCTGCAAGCTGTGTCGAGAGCGCTATGCATGAGTGGTTTGCCTTTGGTAAAGATCACTATGAAAAGCGCAGGGAAGAGATGAAGGAAGTTTGTGAAAGAGCCAATATCCCTTTGTCTGTGCTTGACATTTCGTTTGAAGAGCGAGTCGAGCACTGGAAGGAAAAATATCTTCAGAGGTAGAATAGTTACAATAATGCAAGTGGATTCTCCTTATTTTTCATGTGTGTATTTTGCATTGATACATATATATAGTTTCACATTTCTATAAAATTGTACAAAACAATCCTGTAAATCATAGGCGTTTTTCCCCTTCGCAAAGTCATAAAGGGGCCCAAGACTCAGAGGAAGTCTATAATTGTCCTTCAGCGCTGGATGGCGCGATAGATTGTGTCGCTAGTGGTTTGTCACTGTTACTTATGGTTACAACTGCATATGCACTCTATGATATGCTTGCACCTTTGCGAGCTCGCATGTCGAACACACCGGAAGAGGAAGTTATTTTCTCTACAGGGGACCCGTTAGTCCCCCAATCACAGGAATGTTGTGGTCAGTTTTCACAATTACTTCCTCCACCTCCACCTCCTTCTCCAATTCGGAGGGTTCCTAAGGTTAGAGAGCATTGGTTTTCACACTTTGTGGTTCCACAATCAAGAGAGCTTTTGACTGTCAACAATTTGACAACTCAGAATGTCACGTTCATGGATTATTCACCTGGGGCAACTTATCAAGTCGAATCGAGTTATGATGAAGTGCATACTGAGACCATTGAGAATGATCTCGATTTGAACAATTTCTTTTCGAGGCCTGTTTTGGTTGGTAGTCTCAAGTGGACTGTTGGTAATGGACCCGGCATTTTGTTGTCCAACTTGAATCCTTGGTCGTTGTACTGGCGAAATACTCGCGTGGCAAATAGAATTTCAAATTTTAAGCTATTGCGAGCAAAGATGCATGTCCGAGTTTTGTTGAATGGGTCTCCGATGCATTATGGGCGAGCCATCATTTTTTATACACCTTTACCAGGTGATGATGATGTTGGCAGAGCTCAGGGTATCAATCCAGAACCTATACAGAACTTGGTGAATAATTCTCAGAAACCACATCTTTGGTTGAATCCCACAACTAGTCAGGGAGGTGACATGGAGTTACCTTTCTTGTGGTATAACAACGCTTTGGATTTGCCTACTGGTGAATTTGATCAGATGGGTAATTTGGACCTTGTTGCAGTTACACCACTCCGACATGCAAATGGGGGTTTGTCTGACGTTAACATTACTATTTTGGCTTGGGCCACTGATGTGGTCCTTTCTAGCCCTACAACTTGTAATGTTGATGGAATTTCTCCTCAATCAGATGAGTATTCTAACAAACCTTTTTCTGTCAAGGCGACAAATTTCGCTTCCATGATGGATCGCTTGTCCACTGCGCCTGTCATAGGGCCCTATGCTCGAGCAACTTCTTTAGCAGCTTCTGCTGCGTCTGGTATAGCTGCTTTGTTCGGATTCAGTAAACCTTTGCAATTAGAACGATGTGTTATGGTTCCTAAGGCTACAAACGACATGGCAGTTTCTGGAGGAAATGACGACGGACATAAGTTGACACTGGATCCAAAGCAGGAGTTGACTGTTGATCCTAGGGCTTTTGGTCTTGGGTCAAAGGATGAGATGGATATACGTCATGTCGCTTCAACTGAGAGTTACATTGATACATTTACATGGACATCTGGCAATTCAACTCCTGCTGGAACAATTTTGTGGAACGGTATCGTTGATCCTGGACAATATGTGATTTATGGTGCTGCAGGTTTGGATATACCCAAAATTAACATGACTGCTTCTTGCTTTGCTACTACTCCATTTCAATATTGGCGTGGTTCTATAATCTATCGGTTTCAAATAGTGTGTAGTGCCCTTCATAAGGGACGTCTGCGTATTGTGTATGACCCGGAGATTGAAGTTTCCGCCAATGATCCTACAAGGATTACGCCGGAGTATAATTTAGCCTATCACACTGTAGTCGATATTTCAGAAACTCAAGATTTCGAAGTAGTTGTAGGGTGGGGTCAACCGTCATCATATAGAGAAAACTGCTTTTATGCAGGGATTGGACCTATGTTTGACAATACCCCTTTACTTTACAATTCGTCTTTGAACACCGCTGGAAACGGAGTCCTTGGTGTGTATGTCATGAATGAATTGGTGAATCCTAGCGCTTCAGTCGATGATTGTTATGTCGTTGTTAGTATGAGAGCTGGACCTGATTTTGAGGTTGCATGTCCTACTAGTAGACCTATGGCTCGTTTGAGGTATTTAACTCACAGCCTGGTCAATCCACCGGAAGCTCTCGTCGCTGAAATTATTGAAGAAGAAACGGCAGAACCTCAATCAGCTGAGTTACCTGTCTCAGCGGTCCCTTCAGGTGAGGCGAACATGGCTCAAGGTGCTGCAATGTCTAACACTATGGCAGATTTAGGTTCTTTGACTTCTCACACCAATGACGTGTTTATGGGAGAAACAGTTCGTTCTTTTAGAACTCTTCTCAAGCGTTTTACGATGAGTGAGCTTGTTAATGTTTCTATTGCCCCTACGGGTACTGATAATGGAGCTGTAGCTATTCAGCGACCCGCAATGCCCATTGAACCAGGTTATACTCGAAAATCCGATTTGGGAACTGAGCGTGTTACACGTACAGTTCAAACTAAGGAATACGCATATGGGTTTTTAACTCCTTTGCGTTTTATTTCTTCAGGATACGTTGGGTGGCGCGGTAGTATACGATGGAAAGTCACCAACTCCGCTGCTTGTTGTAATGAAATAAGAGGTCCTATTTACTTGACTCGGTTCTCCGGATGTTCACCATTGAACATCACCGAGGTTTCGCGTGACAAGACAACAAATTTGGGAATGCAAGATTACCTTGTTGGATTTGATGAAATAGCTACCTTTCAAGAGGGTGGTCAACTCATCCATCATGTCATCGAACCAATAGCTTTTCGAGGTGCCTTTTTATTCGTCGCGCAGGTTCTTACCAGCACGAAGTCTTACTGAATTTGCTTCAGGTCCGAACACTGTTTTCAAACCCTGCTGGAAGTATGGGTATGAAACAAATAGAGGTTCGAATTATGGTGCCAATCACAATTTATATTGTGCTGCTGGCGAGGATTTTAACCTTGGCATGTTCATTGGAGCACCTGTTGTGTACCTTGAAGGCATTCCCCCAGTCTAGCAAGACTTTAAATTGCAAATGTGAGCTGGCACAGTAACTAGCCAAATCTCGTGATGAGTATAATTCCAAGGACGACGTGAAAGCCCACGTCACGGTAGTTTATCTATCGTCGGTTCCAACTAGAAATTAAGCATTTTGTATGTTTCCAGTTGGACTGGAAACATAATTTTGGCTTAATTTTAAGAGGAACCGGAATGTATTATTACAAACACTCTCATTTATAGGTCATATCTACC